TCTTCAACTGTTTTCTTATCTAATGTGTTGGTTTTACGTTCCTCAACTGAAACAATTTCCTTGATAGGAATTTCTGTAAGGTATATAAAGTCGTGACCTCCACCGTTAAAGTATTCTACTTTATCAGTTGTATAGAAGTCAAGAAAAGACCTATTGCAATAGGTTTTTACAAGAGCAGAAACATGGCCGATAAGCGTATTAAGCTTAGCGTCAGCAGTAGTACTATTTATATTTGTGTAGGCTTTATAATCACCTAAATCTACTAAATTTGCCATCTGATTCCTTCTGTCCTTGTAAAAACCTACAGCCCCCGTAGGGACTATAGATTTCTATATTACTAAGTGTTAAGTACGATTACGCGAATGTACCTACAGCTAGTCCACCTGATAAGTTACCTGCACCAGTTCCGCTTCCAGCAATGATTTGCTTGAAACCGAAGCGCTGTGTAGCAACTAATACACGTGATTGCTTCTCTACGTAGTACTCAGACTGAACGTTGAAACCACGTTGACGAGGCATTAGGAAGTTAGCTTTATCAACCATTACTCCCCAAGTAGAGCCCGCAGTAGTAACATTAGGCATCTCTGGAGATACAATTACTGCCATGCCGAACACTGTACCAACTTGACCGTTAAGTTTAGTAGCGTTATCAGCACCTACTAAGTTAACATCAGCAAACTCAGTATCTTGTAAAAGATCCCAGTAAGTATTCTGAGAAACAACACAAGCTAAGCCATTAGTGTTTAATCCGTACTTACCTAACTCACGACGTAACTTAAGAATATCAAGAGCCTTCACTTCTGTACCCGCAGCTACAGTAGTTCCACCTTTAACAGCGATGTTAGTTAAACCCATAAACGGATCACCTGCACCAGTGTCACCAGCTAATAACTGCTCTTCAACTTTACGTGCATGACCACGAACTAAAGAATCTTTAAGTAAAGGCATCATAGCGATAATTGAATCTTCATCAAATTCGTCGATCATAAATGTCTTACTTGCCATCTTAGCAGTTGTTAAGTAGATTTCACTCAATGTAACTGTCTTCTCAGCACCAGTTGTAGCGTCTGTACCATAAGTACCCGTACCAACCCAGTCAGCCTTAGCAGCATCAGGAGCAATTGGTAAAGTCATTTGAGCCGCGTTTAATTTGATTTCACGGAACAAAGGAGCAACTACTAGATTTTCTTGAACTTCTTTCTCAATGTTATTTGAGATAATATGCTCATAATCTGTAGAAGAGATTTGACCTGATTGTGCACCACCGATTAAAGAAGTTGCTGCACCACCGGCTTTAAGCATTATGCCTAAGTCACCAGCTTTCTCAAGCATTTCACGACCGTGCTCAGTTTCGCCTAGTTGCTTACCAAGTAAAGAAGCAGTTAAAGCTGCAACTTCGAATTGACCGTAGTCTACTTCGAAACCTTTAGTTCCTGCATGGTCAGAGAATTCCATCTTGTTTGAACGTAAAGCTTCGATTTCAGCTGCTTTTTCAGCGATCTCGTTCTTCATTTCAGACATTACAGTCATTGCGTCTTCTTGCTTCTCAGTAATACGTGCTTCTAGTTCTTTAACTAAACGCTCTGCACCTGTTTGGCCCATTTCGATAATAGCAGCCTTTTGAGCTTCAGCTTCTGCTGCCGCTTTAGTTGCTGCTTCAGCAGTAGCTTTAGCTTTCGCTGCAGTCTCTGCTTGTTTCATAGCGATATCAGCTGCAGTTTTCTTTGCTACTTCTGCCATCATTTCTTTGATTTGATTTTCATCCATTGTTTTATTTTCCTGTTCTAAATGAGCACCTATGGTGTCATCCTTAGCACCAGTCATTGGTGCATCATTTTTTACATATTGAGATTTGAAAGCCTCAAACTCTTCGTTAGACCCATCAAAACCTTTAGCCAACGAAAAGAGGCTATCAGCGTTTGCTGGTATTGATACTACAGATACTTCGTGCAACTCTAAGTCTTTAATAACGAAAATATCTGTATCAGCGTCATAATCAGCGTCTTTAACTCTAAAGCCGACTGAGAATGCTTTGAGTATACCTTCTTTTACAAGATCGTATACTACTCCGGCAGATTTACTGATCTCTGCCACAATCTCTAAACCCTTATCTGTAACACTATAATCGACCATCTGACCTATTGGTTGTGCTCTATCATGGTATGCCAGGATAATTGGGTTTTTGAGATAATTAGTTAATGCGGACTCTGTTCTCCAAGCCTCTTTTACGATAACATCACCAACTCTATCTTTGCTGGTAGTGTTTGCATATCCACGTACTGTAATAGTACCGTCTTCTGCCTCCGATTTTGAAGATATTAAAGAGTCTAAATGAAAAGACTTATTTAGCATCTTTAACCTCCGCTTTTGGAGCCGCTTTTGGAGCCGCTTTTGGAGCCGCTTTTGGAGCCGCTTTTGGAGCCGCTTTTGGAGCCGCTTTTGGAGCTGCTGCAAATTGCTTTGCAATAAATCTTTGGAATCTAATATAAGACCCATAAGCTCTATTAATTACTGCGTAAGGGACAGGAACTTCTGCATCACTACGATACTCGCCTCTGTCCAATACTTTACCTAGCTTTTGAAAGTAACTTAGTACTTTTGATTCTAGTTCTGTTTTTGTCATTGTTATTCCTCTGAGTTTGGTTTAGGCTTTTTCGGAGCCCCACCTTCCTGACCTGAGACACCAGATGCTGAGCCAGATACATTTGCCGGAATTCGAACTTTTTCTAGTTCAGGATCCGATATATCCTCAAGTCTAAGCCTACTTCTTGCCTCGGCACCCGTCATAATTCCATTATTAACTAGTGCTGAGTAGTACTGGGCTTCATCTTTAAGTTCAGGTCTTAGGGCTTCTACACCTTGCACAACAATTTCCATGTCATACGAAAAGAACCTTTCTAAACCTGCTACTAACTTTCGTACTATTGGAAGTACTGTACTTAAGTAAAATAGTCGCAGATTCGGGTTTATATTAGCATTGTTACCGGAGTCTAGAAGGATAGGAGGAACTCCTAATGCCTTTAGGATTCTAGTCTCGTGCGCAGTAACTGCGTCTTCAAAATCTAAGTCTTTAAACGACTTCTGATTTATAGTATCTAACTCTAGTCCACCATCTAAGATTAGAGGTCTTCTGCCTCCTGATCTAGGGTTATACTTTCTGATCCAAGATTCTAGTAATCTTTCTTTAACTTTGGCAGATAATGTATTAGGACTTTTTATTACAAGTCCTGGTACTGCGCCGTTGCTAAAGAAGTTATCTTGGAAGTCATGCATTTTAGCTAGTGTATCTAATGACCTTGTAGCTGAGGACAGTCTGGAGTCCCCTCTAAAGATAGAGTTTGCAGAGTTCTCCTTTATATGAATTATCTCTTCTGGCTTAAATTTCTTTTGCTCGTACTTATAGTGATTAATAAAAGTTTTTTTGTCTGATATAATCTCTACGTTCTGTGCGGGTAGATGGTATAAGTGTGCTCCATCAAAGTACATAAATATGTTACCCTCAGTAATAAAATCTAGGAATATAGCGCGTCTAAACGTACTACTATCCTGGTAAGGGTTCGGTTGATAATTTATCAACTGGTCAATTTTGTTCTTTCTAAGAAGAGCGTTCCCTGCGAAGGGTAACTTATCTCCTACATCTATGTTAATTGAAGCTGCGGCGTCTACAATAAGGTTAATACCTCTGTTAACTACCTCTACTTCTTTGTATGCTACGTTGTATCTTCTCCACGGTTTCGTCGATGCTGAAGAGCTTTCAGATCCGTGTATATCAGGCTGTGCTGGATTTAGTTTTGATACAAACTTATCAAATAGTCCCATATTCTTTTTTCCTACGTTTTTGTACCCAACGTTCTTGCTTTGGGCCGGTAGTCAGATTAGGCTTCTTACCATATATACTGTGAAGTTTCAGATGGTGCGTATGGCAGAGGGTTACTGTTTCGTCGTACACTTTCGCGTGCTCCTCTTCAATAAATCTGTCACGAACTCCCATGATGTCATCTACAGTATTAATAGTAATTCCGTTCTCTTTCAACCATTTCTCTAATAACTCAGTCATTCCATAAAAGTGGTGAAAGTCTAATTCCTCAGTACTGCCACATATTTTACACTCAGAGTCTTTATCGTATGCGCTCTTAGCGCGGTCACGGACATACTTTACTATGTCCCTCTTTAATTCTGTCATATAATTAACCTTGAATAATCAAGTATTTTTCTTATATCTCTAATTTTTATACAGTAATTATACTTGTGTTGGAGCAAAAAGTCAAGACATATTTTTCCGGTGTCCTTAATCAAAAGGTAACGTACGCAGCTACGAAGGTATATAAACTGTACCTAAGAGCATCCGCCATATGCGAAGCCATGTTATGAACGGGCTTCTCCTTTAGTAAATTCAAATTTGGATCCCATTGATACTGATCCAAGGAAGCTAAGGACTTTTTACATCTCTGATCTACTATAAGTTGGTTGTTCTCTACTATTGTAGCCACCGAGGAGATTCCCGCCAAAACATCTTTTGTAGCGTTGACCGTCGAAATATCGTAGTCTTGAGCCAGGTCCCACCGCATTTGCTGCGCGGCGGAATCAATGTAAATGACATCGATGTCCCACTTCTCTATTAAATCTCGAATAACTTCAGCATGCTGCTCAGTAGTTTTCTCGGCTTCCATGTATTCGTCGACAAGATAATATAGCTCTGTTTCCCAATCGTAAGCCATTACACAAAAGGCAGTAGGGTCTCTATATCCGACATCGAGACCTGCAAACACATCCATATTGCTAACATCTAGATCCTCTAGGTCCTCTACACAATTCTCGAAATCGAAGTCCCAAATCTGTCCCTCAAACTGGTTGAAGTCCGCAAGGTACTCCTGTGAAAATTCAGCCTTCGACATTCCCTTTTTAGCTTCTTCAATATCTTTAGCACTTACACGGGGATTTTCATGGTATGTAGCATGTATACTAGCCCAGTCCGTGAATTCTTCACTAAAACCTCGATGATAGAAGTCTGCGAACCAGTTGTTTCTACCACGAGGTGTAGATATGAAAATAGCCTTGGAATTTGGCTTGTCAAGAGTAGGTCTAAGAGCAACATTAAATGCCTCTAAGCCGTCTGATAATGCAGCCTCGTCGAAGATAATCAAATCATACGAACGACCAACCACGGAATCTACTTGATTCACAGAGCCCATACGAATAGTAGAGCCATTGGAAAGTTCAATAATTTTATCCTTCGCATTGTCTCGAGTTACCTCAAGATCGAAATGTTTGATCAGGCTACGCTGTAGATCGAATGAAATTTGAGAAAGTGAGTAGTTGGGACTCATTATCAGGATATTAGTACCAGGAACTAAGGCAGATAGCTGCCCTATAATATTTGATATATATGTTTTGCCCTGGCGTCGAGATAGTGCAGCAACAATAAACCTATACTTAGGGTTGTTAACTGCATTAAGTAGGGCTACCTGGGACCTAATCGGTTGAATCCCTAGTAACTCCATGTAACTATCTATAGGTAATTTAATAAACCTATCTGCTTTGTCGAAAGTTTGAATACTTTCGGCACTAATATCATCTCTGCTAATCTCTAACATTTATTATCTCTTCATTGCGGCTGACCCAAAGTAAAAGCCTATAATATTCATAATAGCTACAGGTAGCCACTCTGGGGTTACAAACCCCTGTAAAGTAATGTACTCAGTTACAGTATGTGTAGTATCTATAAATAGGAACTTAACCCCCTCTGTAATCTCAATAGGTACATTGGTTTGAATCCCCAGAATAGGGGCCAGGAATACAATTCCGATCCCTGCCATTAAACTCATAATAACTATGAAGCGCCTAATCCAGGCTGCATTAGGGTTCTGCATCTGACGTGCATTATTAACGCCCTTCTCTACTTGTAGATTAGACTGCATTAACATTTTATGTTGCTCAGCTTTATCAGCCTGCGCCTGCCCCCACATCTTCATTAGTCCACCCATTGCGGTGGACCCTAACATACTTATTGCTTCAATTGGTAATCCAAACATATATTCTCTCCTATTTCTTGCAATTGCAAGTAGTTTTCTTAGGTGTATCTAGCAGCTTATCAGCTACTTTGTACACTACTGCTTTTAGTCCAAAGATCACTAGTACTAGTATGCCTACGATAGTAGTGTACCATTCTGGTGCTTTGCCTAAGTTTTCCCACGCCTGAGCAAGAGTTACCTCGCTAAAGATAGGGGCTAGAAAGTTCATGACAATAGGGAAAGAGAATACAATTACTATTGCTTCATCCTTCCAACTATTGTCCATGCTTTCTTCTGCAATTTGATGATCTAGTTTCTTTTCTTCTTCCATATTCATACTCTCTTACTCCTTGCCTAACAACAATACATAAATGGGGCCCAATCACAGGTCGCCATGAGTAATTCACCATTTATATATGGCAAAAGTGCTACCCCTCCCATATTAATTTGCAAGAGGATTGTCTAATGCTCGTTGTACCTTAGCATTTAACCTATCCTCCAACTCTTTTATGTCTGTTTTATTAGATGCCCTTAATTGGTCACGTTTAGTTTCAAATCGTACTTCAGCATCATCAATCATATCTCGTACTTTATCCTCTAAAGCATTAACATCATCTTCTGTTCTATCCGATACCTTTTCAATTCTACTAATATCATCACGTAATCCGTTTTTGATATCTCTTGTATAATCCAATGTACTTTCAATCTTAGCATCCATCAAATCCATTTGAGTTTGATAAGCACCAACATCTAAGTTAGCAATACCTTCAATCTTCTGATACATAGTGAATCCACCATACAACGTACCCATCACTGTAGATAATACAGCGAATGCCATACCTAATTGTGTAGGGGTCAGTTTATAACCAAGGATACTAAATTCACCGTTGGCGAACTTATCCTTAATTGCATCAATTTTATTTAAGTCTTTG